CATCGCCGCCAGCCTTGTACAGATAGCTCTTAGCGTGTCTGCGAGCAAGGTCCAGGATAAAAGGCGTCAAAGTCATCGTCGCTACTTCTTCGCGAGTCATAGTCGGCTTTTTATCTTTTGGGTGTATCATGACTTTTCAAGGCTTTTCGGCGCTCTTGGCCGGGTTGCCTTGCCTCACTCAAGTTGATCTGATCCACGGGCTCAACGTCCCCATTACGCGCATATACCGCCTGGGTTCCCATTCGATATATACCTTCCGTCCGGCGAAGATATACCCGTAATTGCGGCCGTTGATCGCCTTGTCGGCTTTTACTATCTTTACGCTGATTTTTGTATTTATGTTTCTCATATCGTTTATCTCTCTCCCCTCAATTAGATAATACCATTATATATATCACGTTGCAATACTATTTATATGATTATTTTACTCAAAACACAATAGGTTGTGGAGGTGACTCACCCCCCACAATATATAGGTTTACCCCTGTTTTTGTGCGATTTTGAGCCATTCCCGCCCAATCGCCCATATACCGCCGCTCGGCCTTTCACCCCCCTAAAATCGAATCCTAGCTAATAATCTTACAAAATGATAGATTCTACCAGCCAAGGTGTAGCTGAGGCCGGGGAGAGAGTAGAAGTATTAATAATGCCTAATTGCTGTAGTAGAGGATAACTTATACCTATCTACCTTGTCGAGGTACTAATAATAATATAAGTATAATATATAATATCATTGTAAACTATGTAGAGGCTAAAAGGTTGACAATGGTAAGGTAGTATACTGTAGAGGCTACGTTGTAGAGGCCATGCGCTTATAGTGAGGGGTAGTTGTGGTATAATATGGGTATGAGTGAGCAAAGCTTGCCAGATACAACGTGCGCGACTGCGTGCGATAAGCCAAAAAAAGAAATACCTACCAGAAGTAAAGTACATATGCAAGCGCTTTATGCCTCTACGCGTAAATGTAATGCCACGACTAAAGAGGGTAAGAAGTGCAAAGCAATAGCACTTGAAGGTTGTGATTATTGCCGGCAACATGCTACCGTGGCGCCATTGCAAAAGCTGAAAGCTCAGGCGGATCGGCCCGCGCCAGGGTATAATTATATTGATCTTGATAATAGAGAATTTCGTAAGGAATATGAGAATTTTTTCAACAGTAATACTTTAATAGGTGTGCGAGATGAGATTGCTTTATTGAAGGCCTATTTATCAATGATGTTAAAATATCCATCATACAATAAAGGTTGTATACCCCTTCAAGAATTACAAGTACAGACGGAAGTGATTAAAACTATAAGGGGTTTATGCTTAGCGGCTAAGAAAATGGAAATACAGGACAAATATTTTGGTAAGGCGAATGATTCGATAAAACAAGTTGTAACTCAAATGGTTTTAATTATTGATAAGTTTGTGACTGATGGGCATTTAAAGTCTGTGTTAGCGAATGAGATATTCAAGCTTGGCAAGAGAGAAGATCAGCCGGCGGGAGTTGTGGATATGGATAAAGTTGATACAGATAAATTTCTTAATTCATCGTCAACCGAGAAAAAAGAAATGGTTGACAATACGAAGGTTGATACCTTGGGCCCAGAGCAATTAAAAAAAGAAAGTGAAAGCAACTTTGCCACGATCCAAAGTTTTACACGGGATCGGGCAAGTGCTGAGCTCTGCAATGCCTAACTCAATGAAAGTTAACATAAGGTTTATTATAGGAAGTGGATTCCTTATATAATATAATAATAAATATAATATATATGTTATATAACATATAATTTATGTTGTTGTAAAACAAAAAACAAACAGAACACTAAAACGAAGACCTATGTCACGGTAATAATTACTCTACCCCCATAGGTCTTGCTCTACGAATCAGTGATCCCCTGCGCCCCCCGCCTCCCGGCTTTCAGCCTGCGGCGTTCGGCGCTTTCGGTTTACCCGGGTACGGTGTTATTAAATATGCCCCCTATCTGGATATCTATGCCCATTAACTTCTCTTCTTGCCCTATATGCTCTGGCTTAGTCTTTAATGGCCCTGTCCCTTCTGGCATGCCCCAAGATTGCCTTTGCAACTGCCCCCCAGCACCAGACTTACCTTCGGTTCACCTACCCGCCTCTGACACATACTCGGCAGACTTAGCGGCTACCACCATAATTAACCACCCAACGAAAGGAGTTAATAATGATTAACAGCACCGATGATATTTCTTATCTCTATACAGAACAACAACGCTCTGCCGCATTCAATGCTATGGTTAAAGAGACAGGTTGGGATAACCCCTTAGGGTTTACCGCCGATACTTTTGATTATCATTTCTTTTTAGCTTTACAGAACGATAAACTTTCCTTCGGTGGCCGGCAGTTATGGGAATGTTATCAAAAGCATTTAAGAAAGGTTAAGGATGCCTAAAGGCTATCGTAAAAGTAGGGAGCCTATAGACCCTCTACATCGGTTTAGACGGGATAATACCCCTGGTCTCATCAATCCTTTTGAGCTTATGGCCCAACAGTTAGGGGCAGAGGATACCCGGCAGACCCGCCTCTCTGATCCCTATACGTTTATCTTTAAGTACGCCTATACCCTGGATCCTCACGACTCTGCCTCTCCCATTAAACGCTTCCCTGATTATCCTTATATTCGCTTTATGATTAAAGAATGGCTTGAGAATCATTCTATTATTGTCGTTAAGAGCCGGCAGATGATGGCGTCTTGGCTGTTTGTAGCTCTTAACCTATGGCTTGCCATGAAGTATAGCGGTCAATATATCTTTTTTATATCAAAGAAGGAAGATGACGCCGGCTGGTCCAGCCAACTATCTTTACTCTCCCGCGCTATGTTTATCCATGAGCACCTTCCTAAGGAATTACAATACGGCTTTAAGCGCAGCACTCAACCGGCTATCCTTACCTTTCCCAAGAAGAATAGTTGCATACATGGTGTATCGCAGGATTCAGACGCAGTAAGACAATATACGTCAAGCAGCGTTCTTTGCGACGAGATGGCCTTCCAGGAGCGGTCGGAACAAGTCTTTGCCAGCTTAAAGCCTACTTTGGACGGCCGCAAGACTAAGCTTGACCTCGGCGAAGGGCGGTTTATTGTCTTGCCCAAGATGGTAGGTGTCTCTACCCCTAATGGAAAAAGGAATCTATTTTATAAACTGGTGCATGATGTTAATGAATAAAATTGTAGATGATAATTTTTTAAAAAATGATCTTGGTCTTATAGGCGTAGATTATTATATTATGAGAAATTATTTAGGTTTAGTGGAAGGTGGAAGCCGGTAAGAAAGGAGATAAAATAATGGTTGATGAGAAACGTGCTAATCCAGATCCGGTCAAGGAAAAAGAATTACTATCCAAGATGAGCGATCGACAGTTATTCTCCCGGGTACTTATACGATTGGTCATGGCTACGTTCAAACCCTCTACGGGGGTACAGTCTTTGTTGGAAGAGTTACAGAGGAGGGAGAAGGAATGCTAAACATATTCATTAAAACAATTCCACACAAAGAGCATAGGTATGAAACAGTCGGAGACTGGATTACGGAATTATGGCCTGCAGCTAAAGGTAAACGTAAAAAGGTTGATGTCGTTAAGGTTTCTGATATGAAGAATAAAATATATGAATTTCTTGTGGCTATGCACGAAGTGGATGAGCAGTTCCTTTGCGGGCTGGCCGGTGTCACGGATGCTCAAGTTACCGCCTTTGATGTCCAGTTCGAGAAAGACCGCTTGGCAGGGGTGTATGGACCGGAGGCTGATCCAGGCGATTCCCCTGCGGCGCCTTATTATGCCCAGCATCAATTCGCTAAGAAGCTGGAAAAACTACGGTGTAAACATTTAGGCGTTGATTTTAAGGAATACGATACCTTTTTAATGAATTTTGATGGTTAAAACCATACTCACTAGCCTGATTTTCGTCTTGGCCGCCTTGCCTCTCGTGGCCAAATCGCCGCCGGCAGACCTCTACAAGGGGTAAGAGCAAAGAGCATGACTAAACCGGAATTATTGTGTAAGGGCTTACATAAATACCGTAACGAGAACGGTTTCCTCGTCATGCGGCTGCATTATACCGCGGATCCGGATAAGGATGAGGCCTGGGCGTTAACGACCAAGAAAGGATATATTGTCGATATATGGAATCAGGAGATGGAACTGGACTTCTCAAGGTCTAGCGGTAAGCGCGTATACCCTGAGTTTCGGTCTGACCTGCACGTCACCACCTTAGAATCCATCCCTTTTCGGGATATCTACCGCGGTTGGGACTTTGGCTACCGCCACCCCTTCTGCGTATTCTTCCAGATCGAC